ATAGGCGCCCGGCGGGAAGGCTTCCCCGGATCGCCAGCCGGAGTATCTGGCGACCCGGCAACCCGCCGGGCGAACTCAGTTCAAGGCTTCGTAGGCGCGCTGGCAGGCGCGGGCGCGCTCGTGGGAGGCGTCAGCCTGCTCTGCCATTCGCGCTGCTTCTGCTGCTGCCTCGCCAAACAAGTCGGCGAACAGCCGGGAAGTTCTGACGGACTCTGCGCAGCTTGGGGTAGAGGCGGCACCTGCAGCGGCGCTGGCCGCTTGGGCGGCAGAGTCGCGTCGCAACTGGTCAAGCTGGCCATTGAGAGCAGACACGCGACGAGCGCGATCGATCGCTTGAGCTTGGGCAGCACTGGCCACCTCCTGATGTCGTTGAGCGCGAAGTTGGGTCAGTGCCAAGTCGTCGCGCAATTGCTTGGCTTCGTCGGCCACAGCCTGCAGCTCGATGGTCTCCAGGGCCTTGGCGCGCGATCGTGCCAGATGCGTGTTCCACGAGCCCCACGCCAGCATGGCCAGCGCGGCCCACAGCCACCAAGGCACCTTGCGCAACGCGGCCCACACCAAGGTAGTCACGCCCAGCCCTCCCGGCGTTGCTTGAGGCGCCAGTACACAACCAGTGCCCCAACGCCCATGAGCAGCAACGGCAGCACCCAGTCAGGAGGCACGTTCAGCTCGGCCATGAACGACTTGACCGAGGTCATGAGCTCACCGACTGGCCCCAGCTGCTCCTTGAACTGAGCTGCCGCCAGCACCAACCCGGTGGCGCCAGTGGCCGAACCGCCCACCGAGATCTGGCCGGCCAGCGGAGCCGACTCAGGCGCCACCACTTGCGGCATAGCGTGGGGCGCGTCGTCGCTCGGGCGCATGTACAGGGCAGCCTCGCGCTTGCGGCGTGCTGTCAGCCCGTTGGACACCTCCAGCTTGCCAGTAGCCGGGTTGGTGAACTTGTTGACGAGGTCGAAGGCGCGAGCAGCGCCTTGGAAGTCGCCTCTGTTGTGACACTTGAGGACGGTCGACGTGCGCCAGTGCCCGTAGTTGTAGGCGAAGCTGACTAGTGAGGCCAACTGGTACTTGGTGGGTTCCACGGTACACGCAGCGAGCACGTCCCGCGTCCGCTCGGTCAGCGAGTCGCAGAAGCGCTGGTCGGCGTATTCCTTGGTCCACGCGGTGTTCGGGCCCACACCTTCGGTCTCACCCCAGCCGCAAGTCCAACGACCGGCCTGACAGGGATACGCCTTCAGGCGCAAGTTTTCTGTGCCTGCAACTTCAAGCACCCCAGCGTCGTAATCGATGGGCCACGGCAGGGCGGGATCTGGTTTGGCGGTCATGGCTCACCCGTGGTAGAAGTGCGACATCGACGGCTCCTCGCCGCGTCGTTTGATACGCTTGATGCGCCAGTACAGCCCGGCAGCGATGGTCAGCAGCCCGACGTGCGACAGAAACCTGGCTGCATCCAGCGTGCCGATGGCGTTGCACGACAACCCGTCGGCCAACGTCACGGCGGTCATGCCGTGTCCCAAAGCAGACAGGATCAAACCCCACCTCATAACAAAGCCGTCACGCACCTTCTTGCTCAACACGGCCCACGTTGACGCGCAACACAACGCGCCGGCCATCAAGGCGTTGAACATCACAATTTCAAGTTCCATGCGTTCACCCCCTGGCTCGACCGAACCACGCACTCACCAGCTCGGCCAGCTTCAAGTCCTTGATGAGCTGCGATCCCGCAGACACCAAGCTCACACCGAACAGCCCGATGGCGAAAGCCAGACCGTGCTCCACCCGAGTGCCTTCCACGTGGAAGTACGCCGCCGCCACAGGCCCCAGGTAGTACGCACAGAAGAATCCCGCCGTCAGACCGGCCAACCTTCCTCGCCAGGTGTCGCCGGGTACCACACGCAATACCACAGCGGCCACTGCGCCCGCCGCCCCGGCAGCTGCCGGGGTGCGAGCGATTTTATCCACCTGCTCCAAGTCAAAGCTCATTGTTCTTACCTCACCATCCAGGAGTGCCGCGGCGTCACACGCGACAACGATTCGCGGAACCGCAAGCGACCACCGGCTTTGCATCCCGCCTCGAACAGCTCATTGCAGAACCACTTGGCTGGATCGGCCCAGTTCTCGCGTAGGATGAAGCCCACGATGGCAGTCCAATCGTAGGGTTTGCCCAACTGAGAGCGGATGAAGTCCATGCCAGCGTCTTCCATCGGCAGCGGCACCTCCACCACCTCGAACGCGCTCACCTCGCCCACCAGCTCGAGCACCGGGCGGCGCCGCACGCCACCGTGCTTGAACGTCGAGTCGATGATGTGGTCCTCGTCCTCCAGGATGCTCACGTGACTCCACTGGCTCCAGGTGAACAGCCGGATCAAGAACGAAGATGGGCGGCACTGGCGACTGAAGATGACCCGCATGACATACTCCTTACTGCAGTTCGTACACCCGCACAGGGCCTACCACGGCCCGCACATACCCGGACGACTGTTGACGGCTTTCAGCCCCTACGTTGACGATGTACAGCCCGACGGCTGGAGGACCTACCAGCGCGGCGTTGAGGTATTCAATCGACTCTTCGTGCACCAGCACGTTGTCGGCGTAGAACTTCCAACCGATGTTGGGGCGGTACTCCAACCGCAATGTGATGGCTTCATCTTGCACGACCGCCGCTGGCAGGCGAGTCAACTCGCACGGACGCCAGATACCGACCCGCACAGCGCCGTCCCAGTACACCGCCAGCTCTCGGTAGTCGCCTTCGCCGTTGATGAAGGTGACGCCTAGCCACGATCCCTGGTCGTGCTGCAGCAGCACCGAGGTCTCCAGCACCAGCTTCTTGGTGTTGTCAAACCTGGCCGCGCTGAGCATGGCAAACCCCATGGCGGCCTGCAACGAGTCTACGTACATGTTCCCATCGCGGAAGCTGACGCTGCTCTTAGCCAGCGGCTCGTTGATGAGCGCCCAGTCGTTGCCCCACAGCACAGAGCCGCTGAAGCCCACGTCAGGGTCCGTCAGAGCCCCTCGGCAACCGGGGTAATTGTCGTCCCTGTAGTAGCCTCCGAGCTTCGGAGCGGACCACAACTCCTCCCACAGGAGCGCGCGACGCTCAGCAGGAGGCGTGACCACGGGCTCCGGGGCGGGCGGAGGGACCACAGGAACTTGTGGAGGCGGGGCGGAAGCGACCGAGGCAGGCGTTGGCACAGGTGTCGCTGGAGGTTGTCCGCCTCCGCAGGCACCCAGACCCAGCACCGCGACCGCGACCGCCCGCACTCTCATCGCGTGAACCGCTCGTGCGCTTGGACCGCGGCGTCGAGGATCTCTGCCTTGCGCTGGGCGCTAAGGGAGATGGCGGGACCGACGAGCTGGTTGACGAGGGCGCGCGTGTCGGCGCGGTCCAGGTCGACGTACTCGGCGCGGTCGAGTTGCTTGGTGGCGCGGCGGAGTGCCTTGGCCGTGGCGCTCGCGCCCACCGACGCATCGTCCAGCGCCGCCGCCTCGGCGTCCGTGAACCGAGCGTCGAAGGCGAGGCGAGTGATGTGGCGTGCCGGTGCGACAACGACCGCCGCGTAGGTGCCGTCACCTTGATCCCGGTGGCCGGGTCCGACGCTCGTGCCGGTGATGTCGACCCAGTTGCCGCCCACGTCGGGTTGCGTGTTTTGGATGGTGACGTTCGCGACCTCACCGTTGATGATCAATGCCCAGCGCTTCACAGGATGTACTCCTCAACCAGGATGTAACCGCCAGAACCGGCGCCGCCGTTGGACGCAGCGGCAGACCCGGAGCCACCACCACCACCACCGCCGCCATACCCCGAGCCGGCCGAGCCTGCGGTCCCGGTGCCCGCGTTGTTGCCGTTGCCGCCTGCGCCGCCTGTGCCGTACACGCTGGACCCGCCACCGGAGCCTGCGATGTATGAACCGGAGTTAGTGCCCGCAACGCCGCCTGTTTTCCCGGGCACGTTCACAACGGATCCGTCTGTGGAGGCTGGCGTGCAGTAGCCGGGGCCGCGGCCTTGGCCTGCCGCGCCAGTGGCGGTGAGCGTGCCGCCACCACAGCCACCGGTCTGGCCGGCGCCACAGTCTGCGGCAAGAGTCGGCGCCGTCACGTCGTAGCCGCCACCGGCGCCGCCGGCGACGCCGCCACCGGCATACGCAGCGATCACGCCAGCGTAACCACCGTTCGCGACGAGCTGGCCGAAAGTCGTGTTGCCGCCGTTGTTGCCGTTGGTCGCTCCGACGCCGCCGGTGCCACCCGCGCCGACTACGTAGGCCACGGCGGCCTTGATATACAGCCACATCACGACAGTCTGGGCGCCGCCGCCGCCGCTGGACTTGTACGTGGTGCCGATCGCTCCGCCTGCGCCGCCTGCGCCGCCGCCTACGAGCGTGACTTTTGCGAGCACGGCAGATGCGACGGGAACGAACGTGCCTGAGCCGCTGGTGAGCTCGGTGACCCGATCGGGCAGACCTTCGCGCCCGAGGAGCGCGGCAAGAGAAGTGGCCATGAGAGGAGTCCTCCGGTTAGGAAATCATCAGCCGCCAGCCGAAGCCCGCGGACACGTAGCGCCAGATGCCGCCGTGCCAGACGCGGCCCACGATCAGGTCGTTGGCTTGCTTCATGATGAGCGAGCCGTTGCGCGACAGGATGTTGCTGGCGAGATCGTTCTGGAACCCCAACCACAGCCAGTCGCCCACGGAGGGCGTCGCAGGGAACACGGCGGTGACGGGCCCAGAGGTGTAGCTGCACTCGTTGTGGGCGTTCTTGACCAGCGTGGCCGTCGCGCCACTGTGCGTGACGATGTTGGGCGCCTGCACCGACATCAGCAACCAGTTGGTCGAGTCCGCGCTGGGATCGGTGGTGCCCGCTCCGGCGACGATCCGCCGGTAGAGGAGCCCGTTGGCCGGACTGTAGCGCTTGTCGCCCACGACGTAAGTGGTGCCGCTGACCCACAACGCGGCGGACAAGCCCGAGGTGACGGTGTCGACCGCGGTGGCGATCTCCGCGCCGTAGGCTGAGACCTCGGTGCTGAACGTCTGCAACGCCGCATTCCACGCGTCCGCCTCCGACTCGAAGGTGGCCGGGCGGGCGAGGCGGCTGGGCGCGATGGGGAGGGCGGTGACGCTGCTCATGTCAGTCCTTTGATCATCAGGGTGTAGTGGTGCACGCTGACTTCACTGAAGACGCACGAGGAGTCTTCCATCCAGCCGTACACCATTGCGGGGTAGTAGTCCTCTTCGACCAGCGGAATCCACACAACGGGGACGCCACGCACAGACTCAAGCACGGTCAACACCGCCGACAACATCCCGCCCGGCACCTCCAACGGGAGCTCCAGCGTTTTGGCGCTGTCGCGCTTGGTGAAGGTGACGGTGCCGAAGGTCGGGTCCACGTCGCGCCGCGAGTAGTCCACGAACCCGAGCTTGGTGCCGGCCAGCGCCACGCCGAACTCGACTGCGGTGCCGACGATGCAGACGCCGCACTTGGCGGTGTTGATGCCGTCGCCTTGGATGGTGACCTTGAGCTCGCCGGTGGCGAGGCCGGGGATGCCGGTGAAGAGCGCCTCTTTGCGGTAGAGGAACGGAGCAGTCCAGTAGCTGGTCCAGTCGATCACCGGCACCGCGCTCAGCTCTTGCGTCTCCTCGAACAGCACCGTGCCGTCCGACGTGTCAGTGTACGTGACCGTGACCGCCGTGCCGCGCAGCCCGAAAAGAGCCACATCGGTGATCCGCGTGCCCATGTTCAGCTTGACCTCAAGGTACGTCGTCGTGCCCTCAGTGGCCGTGCTGATCTCGCCGTCGAACATCGCCCAGCGGTTCGTGGGCCCCATGTCCTGCCACCACGTGGGGGCGGTGACCGGGTCGTGGCCGGTGTTGGCTGCCTGGAGCGAGATGTAGCGCCGATGGGTGGCGGCCACGCTGACATAGGCGCCCGCCGGGTAGGTGGTCATCGCGGACCACTCTGCGCTCACGTCCTCGGCCACTGAGCTGGCCACCAGATTCTCGTCCAGAAGGGCGAGCGGGGTGATGATGCGGAAGCTCATGTTGCAACCCTCGTGCGCAGCGCGTCGCCGTCAGTGGCGCGCCGGATGGTGTCTGCCGCCCGGTTCTGCGACACCGCTGCGCGCCGGATCTCAGCCACCACATCAGCCCGCATTCGCGTCACCTCATTCGCCAACCCGGCACCCGCGCCCTGCGCGTAGACGATGCCCTCCAGCGTCGAGGCGAGCCCGGCGCGGGCGTAGTTGGCTTGGTAGCGGTTGGTGGCCGCCCCGGTGGACATGGTCTCGATTTGCTGCGACCATCCCACCAGCCGCTTGGCCGCCTCGGCGTCTCCTGCCCGAGCGCGGGCTGCGTCGATGGCGAACTTGGCCTGGAGGTTTGCGAGGGCTTCTTTGGGCGAGTCTTTGCCCATGACGCCGCGCAGGCGGTTGACCTCGTTGATGAGCGAGTCGGTCACGCCTTTCCACGCGTCCACGACGGTAGCCGCGGTGCTCGACACGGTGCTTGCGTAGTCGCTCATCGCCGACGCCGCCGATTGGGTGGCGCCCGTCTGGTCATCGACCGCGGCCTGGACCTGCTCCGACGCGGGCACAACGGCGGCGAACGCCCCTTGCACGCCCATCAGCACGTTGAACGCGCGCTGGCCCGACTCGGTGTTGAGGTCGAGCGAGTCCACCAACGCTCGGAACTCCTCGCGGGTCTTGGGGAGGGCGAGCCCGACGCTGTCGAGCTGGTCGCTGATGCCGCCGAGCACCAGGCCCGTCTGCTCTTGCGTGGAGTAGAAGTTGCCGATGTAGTCGGCGGTCTTGGCATTAAATTGGTCCAGCCCGCCAAGGAGTTGGATGATGCTGTACTTGGCGTCGCTGCTGGCCACGTCCAACTTCGCAAACACGCCGCCGAGGTCCTTGAACTGGCCTGCGGCGAAGTCGATGGCGGTCTGCACCGCGTCGATCTGCGTCAGCGCATCGGCCAACCCGTCCATCGTGAGCGTGGTGCGGTCCAGCTTCCCGAGCTGATCCTTGACCCACTTCGGCAGGTCGAGCTCCGTGAGCGCGTCCACGATGCCGCCCGCGGCCATGTCGGTGTACTTCTTGAAGCCCTCGCCCGGCTTGGAAGGCAGCGTCCCGAGCGCGTCGAAGCTGCCGCCGAGCTTGTTGCCGCTCTTGTCGAGCAAATGGAACAGGCCCCAGCTCGGGTCGTTGTTGTCGCTCTCGAACACGGCCCGCACGCCCGCCACCGCCGAGTCCTTCCCAAAGCGCGCGGCGAAGCCGCCGATCATCTTCAACACCGCTTCGGAGAACCCGCTGACTGCTTCCTGGGTGGTGGCGTCTTGGATGCCGCCTTGTTGCTTGGTGATGTCTTGGACGCCGCCCGCGGTAGCGAGCGCGTACCCGCCGACGTGCGGAGTCTTGATGAGCCCAACATCGTCGAGCATCTTGTTCATGCGCACGCCGCCGCCCAAGATCTCCGCCCACTTGTCGTTGACCCCGAGCGCGCGCAACAGCTTGGTCTTCTGCTTCTCGAAGGACACATCGTAGAGGCGGCCCGACGTGCCGTCAGAGCCCATCTTGTCGCTGCCGGTGTAGCCCTTGTTGTACAGGTAGTTGCCGATGGCCATGCCCACGACCACGAGGGCACCCCAACCTGCGATGGCGCCCCAGCCAGCGCTGCCGCCGCCCGCCGCCGCCCCGCCTGCGCCAGCTGACGACGCCCCGTAGCCCGAGGTGCCGGCCAGCGACTCGATCAGGGCGGGGTTGGTCGCGGCAGCGGCTCCGCCAGAACCTGCCGAGGCAGACACGCCGCCCCACGAGCCGTTGCCTGCGATGAAGGCGCCGAGCCCGTCGCCGCCAGCGGCGCTGACCGTGTTGGCGTAGGCGAGGGAACCCGTAGCTGCTCCGCCAGTTTGGCCGGCACCCAGGAACGCCGCACCGGAGTTGACCCAGCCGCTGTAGCCCGTGGCAGCGCTGTAGGCGCCGGTTGCACCGCTCCACAACGTCTGCAACCCGCTCACTGCACCGCCCGCCGAGCCGATCGTGCCGGTTGTGGATGCGCCGCTGGTCAATCCCAGGACGGCACCGGCCCAGTCGACCGAAGCGGACACCATCAGCTTGAGCACGGTGTTGGCGAAGGCGCTCTTGATCTGCTTCCAGAGCGACTTCCAGAAACCCTCGCCCGAGTGGAACGCGGTTTCAAAGGCCTGCGTCAGCCAGCCTTCGATGTCCTTCGCGGTGTTCTTCCAGGCGTCTGCCGCGTCGTGGGCCGACTGAAGGATGACGCCTTCCTCGCGTGCTGCCTTGAGGTCGAGCAGCGCGGCCAGCGTCTCCTTGTGGGCCACCGTCTCGGCGTTGCAGATGAGCGTCAAGTCGTCCAGCGCCACAGCCTGGCGAGCCGCCGCGATGGCGTCGTCCAACCGGGCCGACTCAAGCTCCGCCAGCTGCAACTTGGTGTAGCGCAGCGTGTCGTTGTGGTCACGCTGTTGTTGAATCTGCTTGCGGCTCTGTTCCACGTCGTGCTCGCCCTGCTCCCACAGTTTCATGCGGTGCTTGAAGGCGTCCTCCTCAGCATCCGCCTGCTCCTTGTTGATGTCACGGAGCTTGATGCGTGCACTCCACTCGTCCAGCAGAGCGTTGATGTGTTCTCGCTGATCGGCGCTGAGCCACTTGAGCTTGTCCTTCAGCTCATTCTTGAACTTGATGGCCGCCTTCTCTGCTTCGTTGAGCTTGCCGGTCCCGTCGATCTCGGCCTGGAGCTCCTCCAGGTGCGTCAACAACCCGGCCTCCATCTCCTTGTAGGAAGCCAGGTGGCGCTTCTGCTCGTCGGTCAGCTCCGCGTGGGCATTCTTGAGGGTCTTGACAGTCGCCGAGTTGGCATCCGCCTGGCGGTTGAAGTTGCGCATCTCGCGCGCCGTGTCCGCCGTCGTAACGCCGCTGGTGGCCAGTGCAGCCTGCATCTGCTCGGCGTTCTTGGCTGCTTTATCCATGGCTGCAGCGGTGTCGTAGACGGCGGTCTTGCCGTCGGCGAACTTCTGGAACACACCGTCCGCGTACGCCTCACCAGCAGTGGCGGCGGTCTTGATGCCGTCGATGAAGTCTTGCATGCTCTGGGCCAGGTCTTCATCGAACAGCCCTGCGATGGTCGCCGCGAGCTTGGCGCCGGAGAGGAGTGGCGCAACCAAGAACTGCATCACCTTGGAGCCCACCAACGCGAGCGCCGCGCCGATGATCTCAACGCCGTCTTTGACGCCTGCGACCAGGAACCGGACCACCTGCCAAGCGTCCTTCAGCGCGCCTGACTGCACCGCCACCTCGGCCACGAAGCCGAAGAACGAGCCGAGGGCTTTCACGCCCTCCCAGATCTCCCCAACGGTCAGCTTGACCACGTCCCACACGGCTCCCAGCTCGTCCTTGTTGACCTTGACCCAGTCATCCATCGACTTGAAGACCCCGATCACCTCTTCCTTCAGGGTGGGTAGCAGCTTGCGTGCCTCCTCGATGCCTCCCACCAGGCCGAGCGTCAAGTTAGCCGTCTTGTTGATGTCACTGACGGCCAACTTGAAGTCGTTCGTCAGACGCGTCATGGCGCCGCCGACGGTGTCAGGGATCTGGGCCATCTCAGTGCGCAACTGACCCAGCGACTTCATCAGCGCGTTGCCGACGATGTCCGCGGTCAGCTTGCCCTCCGAGCCCATCTTCTTGAGCTGCTCGATCGGCACACCCATGCCGTCGGCCAGCGCCTTCATGATGCGCGGAGACGCCTCGGCGATGGCACGGAACTCATCACCCTGGAGCTTGCCGGAGCCCATCGCCTGGGCGAACTGCAGCGTGGCCGAGGCGGCTTCCTGAGTGGACGCGCCACCGACACGCAGGGCGGCCGAGAACGCTTCCACGATGGCCGAAGTTTCTTTCACGCCGCCGCCCAACCGCGACACCGGCGTGTAGAGCTTGGTGTAAAGCGCCGTGGCCTCGGACAGCCCGACGTTGGATTTCTGCGCGATGCGGTAGATGTCGTTCTGCGCTTGGGCGAATTTGTCCGAGCCTTCCACCACGATCTTCAGGCGCGCGTCCATGAGCGTCATGGCATCGGCCATCTTGATCAGTTCAATGGCAGTGGCACCGAGGGCCATCCCGGCCAGGATGCTGCGCATGGACGACAAGGAGGTGCTCGCACTTTGCGTGGTGCCCTCCATCTTGGAGACGGACTTTGCCGCCTCGTCGGTGGCCTGCGTGAAACGGCCCAGCGCGGCGTTGGCCTTCGCCAACCCCGTGGTATCGACCGCCATGCCCAGAGTGGTGATGTCGGTGGTGCTCACTTGGCGCCTTTGTTCAATCGGGCGCGGCGCTTTGCCGCTTCGTCGCGCTCGTGGGCGCAGTAGGCTTGGTCGATCTTGCGAATGGCGTCGACGTCAGTGGGGTCCAAGACCCGTTGGGTGAGCCGCGACCATGACCAAAGGTCTGACCATGAAAGCGGCTGGAGTTCCATACCCGTCTGACGAGCGGCGTCAAGTTCGCCCCACCACAACCACCAATCAGCGAACAGGTCGAGGAGCGGTGGACCGTCCAGGCCATCTGGTGTGTGCCCGGTCTGGCGTTGGACTGACTCCAGGTGAATGCGCAGCGGTTTCCCGTCCCCCTGAAGGGCCGACAGAGAAAACTGGTGCTGCGCATATTCAACTGCCAGTTGAATCAGCCCTTGACGAAATTTGCCACCTCGAGGGCGGCTGCCAACACCTGGCTGCGGATGACCGGGTAGGCCTCGTAGATGCGGCGAGCCTCGGCCTTGCTGAAGGCCACGGACTTGCCGTTCTCCACCATGTTCTTCCACCCAAGCGTCACCTCGGCCAGCAATTCGGACGTGTCGTCTTCATCCTCAGCGACTGCACGGGCCACCGGGTTGCGGGAACGCATGGCCTCGCGTTTCTTCTGGCGCGCCAGCAGTTCCTGGAACCGGCCGGCGAAAGCGCCTTGCACGGTGATGATCAGACCGGTCTTGGCCCCGGTACGGGGGCTGACGATGTCGACATCGGTGCCGTCCTGGCTGTACTTGACGGCGTCGAGCGCGCTGATGTCAAACCCGGAAGCGGGGGTGTTCGTGTCCATGGTGGGTAACCTCGGTTGTGGTGGGCCGGAGCCAGCCCCGCTGGTCTCCGCCCGGTGGTCGCGCCTGGGATCAGGCCTGCGAATCCTGGATCATGAAGGTGGTCTTCTCGGTCTTGATGCCGGTGCCGCCGTTGACGTTCAACAGGGCTTGGAAGGGCAACGTCTGCACCAGGCCCTTCTCGCCGTCGTCCTTGGTGGCGCCGCCCAGCTTGACCCGGGGCATGGCCATGGCCAGGAAGTCCGAGGTGGCGGTGTTGTCGGCAGCGAAGGCGGTCAGGATGTCCACCTCGGTTTCGTTCACGAAGGCGTCACGCATCGTGACGTCGGCGAAGTACATGGTGGCCTGGCCGTTCACGAGCACGCGACCGGGGAACTGGTTGGGCACCACGTTCGCACCCACCACGGGGTCACCCGTGTAGTTGGCGGCAATCGTCGCACTCAGACCCGTCAGCACAGCCACGGTCGCGCCACCCATGCGCACGATGCCGTTCACCGATTGCATCAGGCCCGTGGTCGTCGCGGCAGTGGGTGCGGTGAAGTACTGGGTGGTAGTGGCCACACCGCCGCGCTTGGCCGCCGTGTCGGCGAGGTCTTGGCCGCGCACGTCCCAGTTGACGGTGGCGATGCCGGTGGGCGGGAGTTCGATCTGGCACTGGGCCAGCTTGCAGCCCAGGAACAGTTCCGACTGGACCAGCGTGGCGTAGTAGTGCTCGAAGGCGAACGACTTGTCGGTGTGGCCAGAGGTCGGCACCCAGGTGGTCTTGCCAGTGGCGGTGATCGTGCAGCCGGCGATCGGACCTTCCGCCGTCATCGCAGACCCGTTCAGCGTCATCACCGTCATCACCGTGGCGGTCAAGTCGACGATGAACAGGTTCTTGTTGATGTTGTTGGCGTTCAGCGCACCGACCGACAGGCGCACCATCATGCCGACCTTGTAGCCATCCGTCAGCCACGAGCCCGCGGCGCGGGTCACCGTGTAGGTGGGGCCTGCACCCGCGATGGTCAGGCTGACCGCGGTGGACGCGGCGATGGCGGCGAAGTCGCGCTTGAGGATGGCGGCGAAGAAGTCCTTCCACGTGCCCGCAGAGAGCTCACCCTGGATGGAGCCGGCGACGCGGCGCACGCCATGGCGGAAGTCCGCCATCTGCAGGTCTGTACGGAGCTCGTTGGATTGGTACGTGTCCTTCGACAGGTCGATGGTCGACTGGACACGCCGCAACAGCTGGCCGGAGGCCTGGCCGGGTGCGGTGCCGTAGGTGGCCTCGGCCTTGTAGCCGAGCTGCTTGAAGACGCCAGATTCGATGGGCATGCCGCCCTCCTTTCAGTAGCCGTTGGACGTAGCCGCCGGACCTGGGCCCGGACGACCAATTATACCCATGTCAAAGTTGGTCCTAACCGATGGCCACGTCAGCGCAGTAGTAGATGTAGACCGGCAGTTGATAGAACCCGCCTTCGTTGCGGCCGCGGCCCAGGCTGGGTTCTTGGTTCAACCAAAGGCGCACCGCGCCTTCGACCAAAGATAGGCCGCGCGGGAACTGGGCCCGGATGGCTTCAGCTTTGGCGGTGGCCTGGGCCGCTCCGGCGTTCTCCGGGTAGTACAGATCCACCTGTAGGTACCCGACCTCGCGCTTCATGCCGGCCGGCAACGTGGGGGCCTGGGTATCGGCCGGCAACAACGTGACCCGCTGGTGCGGGGCCCCCACGGCGGGCTTGCCCGGGGCGTTCTCGAAGATCGTCTTGAAGGAGGGCTCCACGGCGTTCAACCGCGTCTCGAGCAGCTTGCGGATGATGGCGTAGCTCATTTCATGTTCCTCGCAATCGTGATGGCGGCGGCCACCTTCGTGCTCCACTCAAGGGCGGTGAGTCGCACCATTCCATTGGGGGCCTGCTTGCTCCAGCCGTTCTCTAGTTTCTCCGCGTAGGGTAAGGAGTTGGTCAGGTAAACCACACCACCAGCCGGAAATGCCAGGGCCTTGCGCAGCTCAGCTTCGGATCTGGCGGCTGCGGTGCTCTCCGACGTGGAAGCGTCGAACGTGCCTCGGGCCACGTTCCAATTGGCCCTGAAGCGGCCAGTATCCACCGGGCTGCGCTTGACGGCAGACGCAAAAGCGTCAAAGGTGGCCTTGGCCACCACGAAATTGAGCCGGCGTTGCATGCGATCCACTAGCTCAGCCGGCGGGGTAGACCACTTGGCCATCTACGTCCCCAGTTGGCAGATGTAAACCACAGCCACCCCAGCCGGCGCCAACGTGTCGCAGTCGAGGATGGACCAAGTCTTGCTGGTGCCTGTCTCATCCAGCAAGGCCACCTGGTCGCCGATCGAAGGGGCCTTTGAGATGCCGGCGGTGGCCAACACGAGCTTCATGCGCCCCTTGGGTGCCATGGAACCATCGGACGAGGCGGTGGCACGACCCGCATCGGAATAGTTCAACAGGGCGCCGCGACCCACCTCCGTCGCCGGGGTGCCAGCGGTAGCGCCTGTCGTCGGGTCGTAGGTCTTGTCGGCCGTGCGTGTCAACGTGACCGCTTGGCCCTTGGTGGCCAACAAACGTGAAGCGGTAGCGGCAAGTGAGGTGTAGAGGCTCATGCGCGCACCAAGGTCATGCTGCCAGCCCCGGAAACGCCACGGGCGGACACCAGCAGCGGCGCCAGGATGGCTTCGATGGAGCGGAAGAACGTGGCTCGTGGCGCGTTGTTGGCGTACTCCACCTCGATGACGTCCACCTTCTCGCGCTTGACCAGCGAGCTGGGATCGATGTCCGGAGCTAGGTCGCCGGCCGCCGCCTTGAAGGCCAGCTCAGCATTGGCCTGCTTCACCTCCAGCGGCACCACATTCGAGGCGTAGATGTTGGCCAACCCGACCAGGATTCCCGGGCCGTCCACGCGGGGCACATCGTAACGTGGCCAATCCAACGCCTGGGTCAGCGTGGCCCGTGAACCGTGCCAACGCAGCCGGTACTCCTGCACCAGGAAGTTGGCGGCACGACGGAGCGCCGCCTCCTTCTCAGTGGTGGTCAGCGGGGACCAGGTGGTGATACCACGCGCCAGATGCCAGGCATCTGCGAACGCCACGTCGCAGTACACTTCCGCGTCGGCGCGACCGGTACCATCTTCGACGATGAGAGACATGTCTACTCCTCAATGTAGTGGGTAGGGTTGCAACACAGACGCCAACGGGTACGCCTGGTCGGCCGTCCTGGGGTACGTCTGCGCTACAGTGGCCAGCGGGTACGTCTGGTCGGCGTCGGCGATCGTACCGAGCAGACCAACCCCAGACGCGGAGAACGCCCCTGCGCCGGACAAGACTACACGCACGCTCAAAGCGGCCGCAGAGGTGCTCGTGGCGAACGTTCCTGCACCACTCCACACCACCGCCGCAGAAGACAGGGCTCCGCTGCCAGAGAATGCCGCCGAGCCGACTCCGTCAAGGGCAACCGAGACTGCCAGCGGTCCGTAGCCGTAGAACGCCGCTGCTCCGGCACCTTGCAAGGGCACCTGCACCGTCAGCGAGCCCGCGCCTGCGGCGGCAAACGCTCCTGCGCCGCTCAGCGCCAGGCCTCCGGTGCCGACAGACAGATTGGCCAGCGTGGACGCGGCGGAGAACGCGCCTTGGCCGCCGAGCGGGACCTGTACCGTGAGAGCGCCTTGGCCGCTCGTCAGGTGTGCACCAACGCCTGCAAGCGCCACGGCGACTGTCAGGGCTCCTTGGCCGCTCGCCAGGTGCGTGCCAGTGCCTGCAAGCGCAGCCTGAACAGTGATGGCGCCGGATCCCGCATAGCTACTGGCGCCGAACCCGGTCAGGGTTGCCCGGACAGACAACGCGCCAGCACCGCTGGTGCTGTGCGCGCCCGAGCCGGCGAGCGCTGCCTGTACGGAGAGCGCGGCGAGCGCAGAGGTGAACTGGGCCGCGCCTGATCCGGAGAGGGCGACCCCGCCGCCGCCTGCAGCGAGCGTGAACAGTCCGGCAAGAGTCGTGTCCTCGCCGTCCACCACGTCGATCAGTGCCCCGACGTTGCCCCGAGCCAGCGCAGCGCCCGTGCGTGGGCAATGCAGGATGTCGGAGACGGCGCCCGTGTTGCCACGGGTCAGAAGCAACGTGCCCGATGCGTCCCTGGCGGTGACGGTGACGTCGAGCAGCGGCATGGCTTACGCCAGGGTCAGCACCACACGAGCGTTCACGTTGTCCGCGATCGACAGCGGTGTATAGCGCAGGTAGGTCGTGGTGTTGCCACGATCCGTGCTGTTCCACGCGCTCCAGGTCGTGCCGTCCGTGCTGCGCTCCCAGGTGCCGGTCGGTGACGTGGTGTTGTCATCCACCAGTTGCGAGCCGGTCACGCTGTCGTAGATGCGGACGCGCAGGGCCGGAACGGTCGAGCCGAAGGCCGTGGCGAACCACCAAGCGAACCGCTTGTTGGCGGCCGAGGACTTGTCGGCGCTGAACTGGTAATGGCTGTCTGTGTTGGTGTCGTCGTAGATCACCGCGAGGCTGTGGATGCGGCTGCAAAAGCCCATCGTGAAGCCCATCGCCCGGAACTCGGCCATGACCTGGATGTACCCGCCAGAGGCGTCTCCGGTGACCGTGCCAGACTGGTCGACGGCGGTCCAGGCGCCGGAGTTGTCCGTGATGCCGCCGGTGCGGTAGTACAGCCTGTGAGGCTCGGTGCCGACGCCAAGGTTGTAGCCACTGGTGCCACCGATGACCTGCGATTCCTGGGCGAGGATGTTGGTGAGCTTATCGCCGTCCGGCAGCGCCATGCGCGGGAAGATCAGCCGAGCGCCCGTGGTGGCTGCGTACTCCCAGTCCACCCCGATGGGGCACGCCGCAATGCAACCAGACGCGGTGCCGGCGCCGTTCCCCGTGTAGAGGATGCCGCCCTCAGTCCACATGCCGTTTGAGTCCGGAACGGGGAAGGTGATCGGCATCGTCGAGTCCGACGACGGGTTGCCGGTGTTCTGGAGGTGGATGTTGCCGCACACGCGGTCTAGTGGCGCCCCGGTCGTGGTGTACTGGGAGACGAAGCCTCGACCAGTTGAGCTTTGCGAGCTGAACACGAACTTGTCCAGCACGTCGCTGTAGTCGAGGGGAAAAAGGGTGGCGACCACCGCACCCGTAAAGGTCATGTTGGACGCGGGCCACGTCAGGTTGCCGCTGTTGTCCCCGCTGGTGAGGAATGTGGTGTCCCCGGCGGCGATGGAAGACGTTGCTTTCGTGCGGTAGATGCGAGTCGTCGTCGTGAAGTAGATGCACCCGACCCCAGAGCCAGGGCCGTGCTGCGCGACGGCGAAGCGCATGTTCTGGCTCTGCGTGATCGTGCCGGTGACGGTGGCGCTCACCGCAGTGGAGAGCAAGAACTGGTTGGTAGACGCGCCAGACGCCACCGTCAGAGCGGCTCGAATGTTGTGCTTGAAAAGCTGCTGCGTCGTGGTGCCCGTGCCGGCCCACACGTACTGGGTCTGCCAGTCGACACGAGGCTCGACGCCAATCCCGTTGCCAACCGTGCAGGTTTCGGTCGCCGCACTCTTGAGCCAGTAGACCGCCTGCTGGTTGTCGAGGGCTGCGGCGGCCCCAATGGTCCCGCCGAGCATGAACTTGTTGACCGACAGGCCCTTCGCCAGAAACAGCCCGCCGCTCGCTGCCACAGAGTTCGTGGTCAGCAGCAGGACACGGATTTCCTCGATGACGTAGGGAGTGCCTGCGGCGATGGTGCCAGGGGAGGCGTCCAGCGTGATCGAAGTGTCACTGCCAATGGCCGTGATGTTGTACCAGGAGGAAATCTCGTGCGCGTTGGTGCTGCCGAAACCAATGCGGGCGCCGACAGCGATGCGCTCGGTGGAGAACAACGTGCTGGAGCCTGTGACAGTCGTGCCGGAGACGGACACCGTGCCCGTCGTATGCCGCTCCAGGAACAGGCACGAAGCTCGAATGGTGTGGTTCGTTCCGCTCGGCGGCGTCAACGTCAGCATGCCGATATACGCCCACGTCCCGGCCAGGATATCGTGACGCCACAACGCTGCGCGGCGAGTGGTGGAAGCCGTAGATATCTCCACGTTCATGACCAGATTGGTCTTGATCGTCGGAGTGTCCGTCTCGGTGACCGCGACCACCATCGACAACTGAACCCCAGTCGGGTTCGCCGAGTTGACGACAGCGTGCTCAGTAGGCCCGGCCCACTTACCCTCGTTGCCCGCGCTGTTCCGCTGCACCATGAGCTTGCCCAGGCCCAGCTTGTCGGGGTCGTAGGTTTCCTCGCCGTAGCGGTAGCTCGACAGCGATCCCATGCGAAGAGTGGCTGCGCGCTTCATTCGTTCACTCCGGTGGCCACGTAACGCGCGCTGAAGGCGCAGATGGCGGTCTTGGTTTCATCGCCAGCCCGATAGACCGCGACCAGGGCATTAGCCTCGTAGGTTCCGCCGATGGCGACGCAATACGCTCCATCGGCCGATGGCTGGTCGGCGGCCAGGGTGAACTCAGGCGCAGTCGTCGTCGGCACACCGCTGGCCGCCAGGATCTCGTCTGCCCGGCCAGCGGCGATCAGCCCGTACTGCGCCAGGGCGCGAACGCCCGCCCGGGTGTCGGCCCGCGTCTCGTCCACGTAGCTGGCCGCAGCGAGGTCGTCCAGGAACACGCGCAGCGTGGCGGCAAGCTGGCGCTGCTGCATCGTGTTCGACGGGTTGTCGGCCGCCGCAAGCTCGATGGCGACCTTCTCGGTCAGCGTGAAGCGGTTGCGGAACTCCAGGCGCGTGAGCATGGCATCACGCTCCGTACTGCGTCGTCAGCTGCCCGATCGCGAAGGACGGAGCGGCCTGGCCGTTGAGGATGGCCTGCGGCACGATGTTGAGCGATCCCACCTCCAGCAAGTTGCCCGCACTCGCTGCATCGAACGTCGCCCAGCCCCAGACGCGCTCCGTGCCGCTGGTCCAGTCGGCGGTCGGGGCGGGCGTGAAGGTGATGGCGACGTTGTTGGACGAGGTGCCCGTGGTGCCGGAGCTCGCCGTGGTGGTGCCCGCGCCTTGCGTGCCGGACCAGTTGGTCAGGTTGGCCGTCATCGCCACGCGAGCGTAGCTGCCGCCGCTCGGTTCGCTGATCGCGGTGCCGGCCTGGAGCGCGGTGCTCTGCTCCGTCATGACAGCGGTGCCGTCCGTGATCACCTCGTCCGCCGCGCCCGGGTAGAGGGTGCTCTGGCTGGCCGCAGTGGTGCCCGCCGTAGTGCACTTGTAGAGTTGGTACTTGCCATTGTTGCCCAGCACCGCGATCGTGTCGTTGACCGAGTACGCGGTGCTGTTGGTGCGCAGACCTTTGGTGCACTTCAGCAGCGTGAAGTAGACGGTGGCCGGCGCAGAGAACGCCTGCCCTCGCTTCACCAGATCGTGCAGCTTGTTGCGCAGATAGTCGGAGAGCAGGTCCATCTCAGTTCACTCCTTGGGAGCTTCGACCCAGCCGCCGGCCAGGAAGTTGTCCACCTCGTCCGGGTGCACGTCAGCCGTGTGCGGAGCGGGATAGAGGTCGGTGTCGCGGATCATCGGCACGGTGACGGTCACGCCGTCCTCGCCGTCCTCGCCTTGTTCCTGGGATACCCCGGTCACTTGCGCGGTTTGCGCTTGGGCTTGCACGCCATTGCTGGCTCCGTTCTTGGGCTTGCTCATAGTGTGAAGATTCCTGTGAAGGAGGGGGCCGGAGCCCCCTCGTGCTTGCTGGTGTCAGCCGGGTGATCAACCCAGCAGGATGGCGACGTGCTCGGGCTTGATGCCGTTGACGCCCCAGGCCAGGCAGACTTCGTACTTGACCTGGCGGTACTGGGCGTAGACCCGCACCTCGAAGGTCAGGCCCGAGATCGGGTCCGTCAGCATCATCGAGTCGATGGCCGCATCACCCGCTTTCGGCAGTGCCGGGGCCCGCGTGGCCAGCACGATGGCGTTGCGCGAGAACACGAAGTTCGGCAGGTAGCTGTTGCCCACGGTCAGCGCGGTGTTGTCGGCGATCGTGGCGCCTTGCACACCGGGCTTGCCGATGGCGAAGGAACCGGCCGCCAGCGCCGTGTTGACCACGTACTTGTTCGTGTCGCCCGCCGCCGTGACGATGTCGCCCTGCAGGATGGTGCCGGTGCCGGTGTCAGCCGCGATCGTGGTGGAGCCCACCGCGTAGCCGCCCACGTTGTTCACCAGGTAGCCCGCGCCCGTGCCCTTGACATGCGTCTGGATGCCGCCCGAGTAGCGCAGCTGGCCGCCCTGCAGCGGCGTGGTCAGCAGGCCCGTGCGCAGCAGTTCGGTGGTGCCGGCCTCGCTCTCCTTGAACAGGTTCGACATCTTGCCGCGGATGTTGGCCATCGCAGCCGAGTTCGCGACGATCTGGCGCGTGGTGGGCGCCCCGTTGTCGTCCAGGATCTTCATCGCCTGCGCCAGATCGCTCATGTCACCGGCGGTGGCGAACGGCGTGGTGCCGGCGGTGCCGTAGGCGCGCGATGCGGCAACCCTGGCGGCGACCGCGCAGTCGATCTCGACCAGGTTCACCAGCTTGCGGATGGCTTCGGCGAACTGATCGGCGACCACTTGGTCATAGGTGCCCGCGTTGCTCATGCCCAAGGTTTCCTCACCGTTCCAACGGATCGGCACGGCCTTGGCCTTGGTGATCGTCACCGGCGCGTTGCCGATGTTCGCGTCGCCGGTGTTGGCCGGCGTGACACCTGCAGTGATGTCTTCCGCCGCGCCCACATCGGCGATCGGCACCAGCACCTGTTGGTTCAGCGCTGCGCGGTCGGCCGACGAGTTGCGGGTCACGGCGCTGATGAAGCCCACCATCTCGCGACTGACCATGTTGAGACCCGCGTACATGGCCGGGATCAGGCTGGTCAGCGTGTTGACACCGAGGGCGAAACCGGGTGCGGCCTCGTCGGGCTTGACCATCTGCCAGACGCGGGCCGCGGCCTCGCTGATGGCACCGATGGGGTTGAAGGCCGCGGCAGCGGCGAGTGCGGCCAGCAGCGCTTGGCCCAGGCGGTTGATGATCTTCACGGAGGATGTCCTTTCGGAGGGGTTGGGTTCAGTCGGTGATGACGGCGTCCTGGGCCGCCTTCGCCCGTTCAGCGGGAGGGAGATTTTCGAACTGGGCCCGGGTGTAGGTGGGCTTGCCACCGCCGCCCGACTGACCACCGGGATTGGAACCGCCACCGGATTGGTTGGCCCCTGCCAGCAGGGACGCCTTGTGCGGGTAGGCTTCGACCAACAGCCCGATCGCTTCCTCGGCGTCGGCCAGCTGGCCGTGCCGCGTGGGCGAATAGAGCTTGTTGCCGTCGGTGCCGTAGGCCACGAGCTTGCCGTCCTCCACCTTGAAGTTCTGGCTGAAGAGCGCGCGGGCGATTTCCACACCTGCGGGGCCCTTGGCCTGGAACTTCTCGGAGATGAACTTCGAGTTCGAGAACGCGCCGCCAACCAGCAACTGGTTGAGCTGAGTCTCCAGCTCACCCGAGCGCTTGGCCACCGGTGCGTACTTGGCCTCGACCGCGTCCACAGCTGCCTTCACAGCCGCGTCGCGCTCGCCCTTGTCGATGAGGTCCTTCTCGTTCAGCTTGGCGACCATCTGCAGCGCCTTGGTGGCGGCTGCCGGGTCCGTGATGCCGTCGAAGGTCTTCAGCTTGGCTTCGGCTGCATCCGCGCGTTCGCGGTGGGCTTTGGCTTCGGCGTTCAGACCGCTGATCTTCGACTGGTTGGCGGACACGTCAAAGACGTGCTCCTTCCCGTCGGCGTCGATGAACACGGGCTTGCCATCCTGCAGCACCGCGTTTCCGTTGGCATCAACTTTCAGCTTCCACATGGTCAGGTTTCCTTCGGCCATCCGGCCATTGATGATAGCTCATCCGAGCTAGGCTCCATTGGCCATCCGACCAATGGCGTTGGGATTATAGCAAGGTCGTCAATCCAAGCCAGCACGCTTGAAGGCGGCCGCCTCGCGGGCGCGGAGCTGGTCCAAAGACAGCAGCTCACCGCGGTTCGTATAGAAGCTGTCGAAGGCGAGGCCTCCGGAGCGCATCAGCTGGCCACGAGATGGCCCCAGGATCTCATCCTGCCGCCAGGCTGGCTGCTTCTGGAGCCACGCCCCGTACGACAGGTCCTCCGGGACCTGCCCGTCCATGCTGGCCCGGGTCCCGGCGTCCAGCTCGTCGGCTTTGATGCCCAGCTCTTCCCACGACTTCGTCAAAGGGTAACTGGTGCTGCGGCAGCGCCAATGGAGTCGCCCGGGACCGCCCGCCCAGGGGATGCTGTGGTTCAAAGGTTTGTGCGTAACCGGGTCGTACTGCTTGTTGTCACGGATCTGGCAGCCGCTGCTGGTCCGCATGTCCAGGGTCGAGTGCCAGACCACGGCCTTGATCACAGAATCATTGGAGGTGAACAGGTCATCGCGTGCCGTGTTGGCCACGTGGCTCATGGCGGTGCGGATCACGGCCTCAGCCTCACGGCGGCCGATCTGCAGAATGCCATCCTGGTAGCCGGCGGCCCGTGTGCCACGCACCCGGCGGATGACCTGGTCGATCGACTCGCCCTCAGTGAACCCCATGCGCACGGCGTCACGGATCCGGGTGGCTTGGCCCTCCTCCAAGTCACTCATCCACTCGCGCAGCAGGCGACCCTGGAACGGCCGGCTCATGGCAGCCGCGTAGACCTGCTCAGGCACCACGGTCGTGGTCGAGAAGCCGGCTGCGGTGGCCACCGAGGGAGGGATCACCGTGTCCAACAGCTTGGTCTGGTACTGCACCTCGTACTTGTTGAACGCCTGGAGCTCGCCGTCGAACGCCTGGGCCATCGTCTGGTAGGCGTCGCGGTTGACGGCTCGCACCTCAAGCAGCAGGTTGTCCAACCGGTTCACGCTGAAGGTCGTAGCTTGCGGTTCACGCGCCAAGGCGGCTTGCAGCTGGGCCAGCAGGTCCTTGTCGGCCTTGCCCAACGTGGCGATCATGCGTTGGACCACGCCGGCCGTCAGCTGCTGCACGTTGACCGTGTGCGAGACGCTCAGCTCCTGCAGCAGTTCATTGACCGTCTTCGGCATTCGACAACTCCACCCGTTGGCCGGCCAGCGCGTGCGTGCTGTCAGGCAGGAACTCAATCCACCCGTCGGTCACGAACGAGTGGCACACCGCTGGCGGCGCCTTGCCCTGACCAGCATCCGGGCCGTCGTACGTCACCAGCACGGAGGGGCGGAAGGTCGGGGTCTCAGCGCCGCCTGACCAAGCCCAGCCCGCGCTGTGGCCGTCGCTGCCTTGATGACGCACCGCGTGCATGGCCTGGCATCCTGGGCACCTGAACCCCAGGAGCCCGCCTTGCATGAACCTCAACTTGCCTTGTGCGCTCATGTCATTCCACCGGCGCCGGGTTGGGTTTGGTGGGGTCCGGGTTGGGGTTCGAGCTGCCAGGCAGCGGACCCTGATCGGCCAGCCGTTGCTGCTCGTCCTCCCAGGTGGTGTCCGGCGCGATCACACCACGTCGTTGGAGCTCACCGTAGAGCGACTCGTCGCTGAGCTTGCCAGCCAGGTTCATGTCCAGCAGCAACTTGGACGACGTCTCGGCCAAGGTGGCAGCGCCAAAGTCCTTGAACAGCTCCACGTGGCCGCCACCTGCCTCCTTGGCCCACAGCGCCATGAAGCCCAGTGTGGTGTCCAGCGAATCCTCGAACTGTTCCACGTAGCTTTGCAGCAGGCACTTGGTGGTGGCGTCCTCGCTGATGACCTGCGACGCCGTCACCTGACCAGGCGCCAAGACCAGCAGCTCAGCGCCGGTCTGGCGCATCCGCTCCTCCAGATCCTTGATGTCCTGGCGGCCCGCCTCGATGGCAGCGCCTGTGTGCTCCACGTACTTGAGGTCAGCGCCCGCCGGCAACTTGGTGGCCGCCTGCGCACCGACCACCAGCTCGTAGGTGTCCTCCACGCCCAGGGCCGCCAGAATCGGCACGCGGGCCACGTGCAGGATGTTGGTCTGGTCGCTGTCGCTTTGCCAGTGCTTGACGTTGAGGTGCGCCAGCTCGAGCAGCGGCGGGCAGGACACCATGAACTCGTCGCGGTCCGTGTAGATGGGCACGTATGGCACAGCGCCCAGGGTGTTGACCCCGCTGTCGAAGAGGACCCACTCGTCCTTCTCGTTCTGGCGGTGGATTTCCCAGGTCTTGGGCATCAGCACCCGGATCTGCTCGATCTCCTTCTCACCGTAGGGGCCATCGGGCTCAGTCACGCACTCCTTGAAGCGGAGCTGCGCCAGCGCCCAGGCCCCATTGACGCGCACCACGCGCCAACCCAGCAGCTGACTGGGTTTGATCTCCACCAGATACGGACGCAGCTGCATGGCCGCCTCGTCGGCCTGCGAGAGCACTTGAGTGGTCACTTGGCGCACCACCGGGTACTCCACCAGGATGCCTGAGCCGCCGTAAGCCATGGCGGTTTGGAAGACCGTCGACGCGAACGTGTGCATGTTCCGGCCCTGCAGGTCCACGTCATCCAACCAACCTTTGATTCGCGCCGGGACGTCGTCGCCCACCGTCAAGGGCTTGCTGAAGGGCTTGCCGGCCAGGGCGATGACCGTGCGCTTGAAGGCGGGGAACAACACGGACGCCATCAAGCGCGCCCTGTAAGCCTTGGTGTCCTCCTTCGGGAACTGAGGCAGGTACTGCTGACCAGCGGCGCGCATAGCCGCCGTACCCTCCATCAGGGTCTCGATCAGTTGCCAGGCGCTGGACCGCTCCTGCAGTTCGTCGGCGACTGACGCAACGGATTTCTGTTCGGTGGCCATGTGGTACCTCAGATGATGAGTTGTTCAACGACCCCAGCACGGGGCTTCACAGGGAATTCGCGCTCGACGTAGTAGCCCAGCGCATCAGAGATGTGGGTCAGGCGGCGATCGGCCTTCTTGTCAATCTCGCCGGCTCCGCCCTCGAGCGTACGCACGCCCTCCAGATCCTTGATGACGTTGATGGCCTTCTTGGCCACCATGAGGCGGATGGCACCGTTCGCGGTTCGGAGCCTCGAGTTGAGCGCGTTGACCCGGGCCCGCTCAGCTGGGTTGCTCAGGGGCACACGGAACGACAGGCGATCGCCGAACGTGGGGCGCAGCTCTGCTTTGATCAGGTCCCAGTCGCTACCAGCCACCTTGGCAGTACCACGCGCACCGCCCGATGCATCGCCGTAGCAGCGCACTTCGCCCTGATGCTGGCCCCAGTCTTCGACGATCTTCCGGCAGACGGCCGGCGTGTTGCTGTTTCGGGGGATGTGGACCTCGCCGATGACCGCCGTCCCGACGATCGGGCGGTTGAGCAGCAACTTCTTGGTGAGGGCGTCGCGCTCGTACTGTTTCGGCAGCATCAGCTCCTGCACCACGGCGCAGACGCCCGGGTCCACGTTGAAGTCAAAGCAGAGCGCCAGTGGGGCCTTCGGGTTGTAGACCAGGTCGTGCGTGGTGTGCTCCGCCTCGGCGAAGGGGTAATACGCACGGCCCACGAAGTTGACGAAGCTGGCGTTGTACTCCTGGTCGAAGACCAACGGGTCCAGCTGACGGCGCGCAGCCTCCACCTCGTCCGGGTCGAGGATGTCGGCACTGGGCCATGAGAACGACGCCCATTCCGGATCGCCGCTGTGCAGGGCGTACTGGTTGAGCTCGTAGTAGTGGTTGCGGCCTTCAGGCACGCCGATGAGCCAGCACCAACCCTTGCGGTCAGACAGCGCCGGGCGTACGTTCTCGCCCCAGGCGCCTGGCTTCATGTTGGCGTACTCATCCAACACGCCGCCGTTCCAGGGGCGACCTTCAATGCGCTCCGGCTTGTCCATGCCGATCACGTAGACCTCGGCCCCGTTCCACAGGCGGATGCTGAGATCGGTCTCACGCGGAGCCTCTCGCATCAATTTCCGCGGGAACATCGCTTTGAGGTCAGCCCAGTAGATGGCCTTGGCTTGGTCGCGGGTGGGGGCGCCAGCGAAGAAGCGTGGGTCCGGGCAGTCCTGCGCCGTGAGCGCCTCGACCAGGAGCTTGCGCTTGGCGTTCTCGGTCTTGCCTGAGCGGCGCCCTGCGGGCACCACCCGGAAGCGCGCCTCGCTGGTCATCAGCGCGTGCTGAACCGGGTGGTGGCGCAGCGGATACAGTCGATCAGCCATGGCTCTCGTACCTCCCGCACCGCGGGCAGAAGACGCCGGCGCGGGTCAGGTAGAAGAGTTGGTTTTGGCAGGTGCCACAGCACTTGACCAGCTCACCGGTGGGGGCGTACTCGAACTTGAAGATGCCCAGATGCCGCAAACAAGTCGGGCACTGGAGTTTCACATTCGGGTCGTCGCCCTGTGGGTTATGGGGCACCACGGCCTGCCACTCATGCCCACAGGCCCGGCAGATGGCCTCACCCCGCACATGAGGTTGCGCCTCCTGGCGCCGCGCCTCCAGGTCGATGAGATCGCCCATCAGTTGACCTTGACCTTGGCCTTGGGGTCCAGGCCCTCGGCCTCGCGGACGGAAGTGGCCATCGCCTTGGCCACCGCCATCTGAGCCACTTCAGCGGCTTCATGCGGGTCGAGCGGCGGGGTCTCGCGCACCAGACGCCAAAGGTGGGGTCGCCGATTCATCAACCAGAACTTGGCCGCCTCAGTATCCGGGGCGTAGATCTCGGTGTACTTGTGCTCAACCACCTCGCCGGCCTTGTGGTCGTAGAAGACCTTGACCGCCGGGTGCTCAAAGCCAACGGCCCGGGCGAACAGGCTGCGGGTCACCCGCTCGTCGGCAAATTCCTTCCCAGCCTGCATGGCCTCGAGGAAGTACTTGTTTTCCATCTTCCAATGGACGATGGTGTAACTGGACACACCAAAGAAGCGTCCCACCTCGGTGTCCGTGGCTCCGAGCTCGCAGAGCTTGCGCGCCTGGGCGATCATCTCAGGGCGGAAGACGCGGTAACCAGGTTCCTGTTCCGGCGGCGGCACCACATCGGCGATGCAGTTCTTGGGGCCGGGCTTCTTACGCGCAGGCTTCTCAGCTGACGCCTTTGGCGCCTCGGGCTTTGCACGGCGTGCGCGGGCAGACGCGGGTTTGTCAATGGCCGCGGTAGGGAGGCGGGTCTTCTTCGGTTGGTGTGCCATCATCATCCAATGTTGGTCCAGTGGCCATCCAGCCACACAGGCATTGGATTCTAGTCCCGCGCGCCTTCACGGGGCCTGCAGATGGCCCGGCGGGCGCCAAGTGCCATTGATCAATGGTCTGTTTCTAGTTTCAGAATAATGAGCTGAGACTACTGTAGCTCTCTCTGAAATGAAAGTAATAGTATATATATTATACTCCTACTTTACCTTCGGTCATCGATAGTATAACTGGGGCCGCGCGAGACTGAAACCGAAACGGAGGGCCTGGGGCGGGGCGCTACGAGTAAACGTGCTACGATAAATGCACGGCGATGAATCATCTACTTTTGAGGCTACTGCGCCGAGGCCTCAATTTCCACGGAGTTGACAACCATGAACCGCGAAGACCACGACATCGCCCAGGCAACCTTTGATGGCCTCACAACCGCTTTGCAAGCCGTCGCCGGGGTCCTGCGGGCTCTTCCGAAGGTCCCTCCGGGTCCTTTGGTGCAGCTCGAGGTGGCCCTCAAAGACCTTGCCTCGTTGCCTCGCCTGCAAGTCTCGGCGCACGCCAAAAGCTGGGAAGCGCGCCGCGCTCAGCTGCTTCCCTACCTGGCCGAGTACGCCGATGAGCCTCCGCGGCAGCTGGACTACGAGGATCTCAGCCAGCTGCTCGGGCTGTCGGTCACGACGATCCGTATGCGGATCAGCCAATCTCCCTACAAGGGTTTTGTCCGCCTGGTGCGGGGCCGTCCGGTGGTGGTGGCCCGTGATCCGGCCAACCTGACACGGCTCCTCGATGAGAAGTTCGCCCGCACGCAGCACCCGGACGACCAGGTCATCTTGCCGAAGCGGCCCCCAAAGGCGCGCTAGAATCGCGCTCGCCGCCGGCTGGCGCCGTGTCCCTCGAGGTAACCCGCCTCCTTGATCGGGTCCTCCTCAGGCCACACCGTTCCTCAGCAGCTCGGAGCCCGCCGGCGGCACCTTTTCACTACGGCTGAGCGTGGTGAAGCACCTGCACGACGCTGAGGACAGGTGAATCTGGTGTGGCCACCAGCCCTCGCGGTTGGTGAAAGAGGAGTTCGAATGCCTTCTAAGAAGAGGGTGGCCCAGCAGCCATCCGTGGACGCCATGGTGCAAGAGGCCCGGCGTCTGGCCGAAGCGAAGCTGGCCACTTCCGGCCTCGACGTGGCCGATGCCATCAAGCTGCGCTACGAGGCGCTGGCCCCGGCCCAAACCAAAGCTCTACACCCCTCCTTCGAGGCGCTGTGGAGCCTGAAGATCCCCTACTTCGATCCGCGCAACCTGGCTAAGCCGTTGGCGGCCCACGCCAAGTGGCCCGGCTTCTACCGTCTGCGGTACCTGCGACCACACGGCGATGGCAAGGACGACGTGCGCTACACCAATGAGCCCGCAGCTGGGGTGGTGGCCTACTTCCCGCCGAACGTCGACTGGCCGGCGATTCTCCCCGATGCCGACCAGACCCTTGTCATCACGGAAGGCGAGCTGAAGGCGGCCAAGGCGTGCCGCGAAGGCTACCCAGCCATCGGGCTGGGTGGGGTGTGGAACTTCCGCAGCTCGACGCTGGGTCTGACCTTCCTGCCGGAGCTCGAGGCGTTCAACTGGGTCAAGCGTCGCGTCTACATCATGTACGACAGCGACGTGGTGCTCAAGAGCGGGGTGCAGGATGCCATGAACGCGCTGGCCGAGGAGTTGATGGACCGCGGGGCACTGCCCTTCATCGTCTACATCCCGACCGGCGACGACGATCGCAAGCAAGGCCTTGACGACTGGTGCGTGGCCAACCCGGGTCTGTCCATCGGGGACCTGGTCAGTCGCTGCCAGCCGCTGACGCAAGTGCGCAAGCTGTTCGATCTGAACGAGCAGCTGATCTACATCCGCGACAAGGGCATCATCGTCGAGCAGTCCACGGACAACAAGATGGCCTCCAGTCAGTTCAAGGAGGCCTACCTCAATGTCGACTACGCGGAACTCAAGGTCGGCGACAACGGGTCGGTCAGCCTGCGCAAGGCCCCGGTGGCCACCAGCTGGCTGCAGTGGCCGCTGCGCCGCCAAGCCGCTTCGATGACCTACAAGCCAGGGGCCCCGCGCGTCATCCACCCAAGTGAGCCGTCGCGGACCCAGTACAACCTGTGGCCGGGCTGGGGCTGTGAGCCGGTGGCTGGTGACGTGCAGCCGTTCCACGAGCTGCTGGACCACCTGTTCAAGGGCGGCGACCCGGCCGATCGCGAGTGGTTCCTGCGCTGGTGCGCTTACCCGCTGCAGTACCCGGGAACCAAGTTGTTCACGGCCTGCGTCATCCATGGGATCAAGCACGGGACCGGCAAGTCGCTGATGGGCTACACGCTAGCTCGGATCTACGGCCGCAACTTCACCGAGATCAACCAGATGAGTCTCCACGCAGGCTTCAATGGCTGGGCCGAGGCGAAACAGCTGGTCATGGGCGACGACGTGACCGGCTCGAACAAGCGACAGGACAACGACGTTCTCAAGAAGCTCATCACGCAGCGCGAGCTTCGGGTCAACACGAAGTTCATGCCGGAGTACGTGGTGCCGGACGTCGTGAACTACTACTTCACCTCGAACCACCCGGACGCGTTCTTCCTAGAGGACGACGACCGACGCTTCTTCATCCACGAGGTGCTGGTCGGTTCACTGCCTGAGTCGTTCTACATGGACTACGGGCTATGGCTCGACACGACGGGACCGGCCGCGCTCTTCCACTATCTGCTGCACCTGGACCTGGGCGACTTCAATCCATCGGCCCCGGCCCGCCGCACGCTAGCCAAGGAGCAGATGACGGCCGACACCCGGTCCGACCTGGGCGACTGGGTCTTCAAGCTCCGGTCGGAGCCCGACACCATCCTGAAGGTGGGCGAGATGCCGATGCCCGGCGACTTGTTCACGACTGGGGAGCTGCTGGCCCTCTACGACCCCATGGGCGCCAAGCGGGTCACGGCCAATGGGCTGGGCCGCGAGCTGCGGCGGGCCGGGGTCCCTCGAGCCAACCGTGGCCAGCCGATCCGCGGCCCCAGTGGCACCGACCGCTACTACATCCTGCGCAACGTCGCGCAGTGGCTGAACGCGACGCCTGGCCAGCTGACGGACTACCTGATGCAGCCGCCCAAGCCGGCCAGGGTCAAGAAGTACTGAGGCAGTAGTCGCAGCGAGGGGCCAAGCGCGGTGCGCCACACTGGCAGCAGTTGGTGTACCTTCCTGCGACCTTGTTCACCTCGTCAGCGTAGTGACGGATGTCGTCCATCCAGCGGTCGACCGTCGCCCAGTCGCCCGGGTCGTCGCCCGGACCGCCTGCGGCAAAGGCTATCGACGAGCAGCCTCCGCTGCCGCCTGCCACGTAGGTCGTGTGGTTGCCACCCGCCCCTCCGGCCCCGAGGACCGTGACCTTGAGGCGGCTCATGCCGGCACCATGCCCAGTGCCGTGCGGACGTCATCGGCCAGCTTGGTGAAGTCGGTCGTCAGCGGGTAGAACATGAAGGACTCGTCCTGCGGGTCGAAGACCACCACGCAGCAAGCGCGACCGGTGGTCGGGACCTGCACATGGACCAAGTCCGTGATGTCCACCTCCCCGTCGACTGAGTAGTCACCTGCGGTGAAGGATCGCACGTTGATGCCCTGGGCGGCGAGGATTTTGGCGATTGAGGTGGCGCGCATGTCAAAACTCCTTTGTCAGTGATGACATAGTATTCTGAACGGCCGGCGCTGTAAACAACTATTTTCAGCGCCGGCCTACGACTACTAGCGGACGTGGTCCAGCAGCACGACGATCAGATGGTTGTAGTCACCGGTCTGCGCCTCTTGGAGAACCGTGTGGATCTCCTTGTCGGTCCAACCTTCGCGCTTGGCTTGGCGGCGGAAGTGCCCCATGAGCGAGAACGCGTTGCCATCCAGGCCGGTCAGGTCGAGCTCGACCTTCTTGCCACCTACGAGATTTGCCATTTTGTGTTCCTCAGCAGAAACCGGCCGAGCCCCATGCTCGACCGTGATGACATCATACATCGAATCATTGGCCTGCGCGCACAAATAGTTGCACCACGTTGAAAAATAGTTGTTTACACGCCAATGGATCTCATTGCATAATCACTACATCGACCACCCGCCCTGCTGAGGAACATCATGACCCCGATCGCCCAAGCCGTTGAACCCCTGCGCCAAGCTGCTGTGAACTGCGCCGCCCAGTACGCTGAGGACTTCGTGACCAGCATCTACGAAAAGCTGGATGCGTGCGACTGGGACATCAAGGCTGCCTACCCGATGCCTCGTGGCACGATGGACCGCGCCGCCTACAAGCAAGCCATGATGATGCACACGCTGGCCCGCCGCCTGACCACGACCGATACCGTCAAGCACCCCTTCGGTTGCCTGCGCCACGGCGACCCGCACTACGTCATGCCGCACGCCGAAGCCAAGGCTCAGTACGTGGCCGAAGCCCGCAAGGACGCCAGCCTCCAGTACGACGCCTTCATCGCCAAGCTCGAGCAGAAGGTCGGTGCCCACACGGAAGCCACGCTGACCGGCGACCACGTCTGGGGTTACAGCTTCCTGACCGTGACGACTGCCTCCGGCACGCAGCGCTGGAAGACCCAGCAGATCATGAACGTCAGCAAGCTCGGTACCGTGTTCAACCAGTGGCCGACGCGGTTGGTCAAGTGAACGAAGGGCTCCGGCCCTTCTTCACCAGGTGGTGCCAATGCAAAGTTGTCGCCGGGCTGAAAATAGTTGTTTACAGCGCACCAACGGCAATTGCATAATCACTACATCGACCACCCACCCTGCTGAGGACACCATGAGCAAGATCACCCTGACCCAAGCCGAACGCGACCAAGCCGCCAAGCAACTGCGCCGGCTGCTGGATGCCAAGGCGCAAGGCGCCGACGAGGTGGTCTACCGTGGGCTGACCTTTGTGCGCCGCGGCCCGCGGACCCCGACTGGCCAACCCGGGCCGTGGCGCCTGGTCAAATGAGTTCTTCGACTAGGGCCTGGACCCTGGCCAAAGAATTTGAAAATAGTTGTTTACGCGCCAACTAGTTTCGGTGCATAATCTCTACATCGACCACCCACCCTGCTGAGGACCTTATGAAGCACGCCATGGAATACCGCATCATCCTGATGCTTGCGGACCAGCACGAAGTCGTGACCTGCTACAAGGCCTCGCAGCAAGCCATGGCCTTCGCCCACATGGCCGCCTACGCGGCCGAGGGCAAGTCGTTCCGTTGCGAATTCTGCTGAGGAGACCGAGATGACCACGATCCGCCACTTCGACCTGCTGCCCGCCGCCACCACCGGCACCGACCCGATGGGCATGAACGAGCTGCTCCACGGCTCGCCGCTCGACGACCTGAAGTACTCGACCCAGCGCGTGCTGTGGAGCGGCGCGCTCGACGCCCCGGACCTGATCGTCCAAGGCGGTGTCCGCGCCGCCATCATCGTCGGCGAGTACGAAGGCACCACGCCGGTCACCGCCTGCCGCGGCTGAACTACCATGCGCTTCATCTTCGCCGTGGCCCTCGTGGGGCTCCTGGTGAGTCTGGTGAGGTTCCTCATGAGGTTCCTGTTGGAGGGTGCCCGCTGGACGGTGGCCCTCTGCCTGCTGGTGCTCTGCGGGGTGCTGGCCATCATCAACTTGCTGTTCAACTTCTTGACCTGGCTGCGGAGGTTCACATGAGGCTCGATGCCTACAAGGGCGACAAGGATTGGGTGGTCATCCACGTGCCGTCGGCCAAGATGCTCCGCTACGTGATCTGGGTGGATGACGAGATTCACCAATGGGCCGAGCACACCATTCGCGGCGGCACCCTGGTCTTCTTGGGCAACCGATTTGCAACCGACGTCCACCAAGCCCGTCTCATCAAGATCTTGCCACCCAAGAAGTTGGTGCTCATCGACCCGGTCGACGACCCCGAAGCCGAGAAGGACAACTTGGAGGTCGAGTGGCTGACGAAGCAAGGACTTCGGGCCCCTGCGCACAATTAGTGGTTTACACCCGCCCCGGTGCCGCGGTATAATGGCACCCGTCTACTGCTGAGGGACACATCATGGCACTACCCGCCTTCTTCGTCTGCGAACCCGGCCCCATGGGCGGCATCTTGATCATCTTCGTCGCCCACTCGGCTCGCGCTTGTCTGGACTTCGTGGCCACGCTCGACCCGCACCGCCAGAACGATTGCGAGATCTACGAGCGCCAGGACCTCGTGGACGGTCCGCCTCCTGGTCACGCGCGATGAGCGACGACACCCGCCAAGAACTGGTCTACGAGCACTCGATCGAGGACCATGAGGATGGCACCTACACCCTCCTGGTCAACGGCATCAGGGCCGTGAAGCTCGACTGGGTGAGCGGGACCCGTCAGATCCGGTGGGGCATCTACGGCCCGTGTGATCTGGCCTTCTCGATCGCCCTGATGAAGGGGTTCCTCCACCTGACCGCCCTCCTGGGCAATGAGCAACGGGTCTACGACCAGCCACCCACCGACGAAGTGCTGGTCATCTCTCTACGGAGCAAGAAGCATGAGCAACCTGAACGAGGACCCGAAGGTCCAGAAGCTGATCGAGAAGGCGCTGAAGGCGCAGCGCAAGGCCATCGTCGACGCCGTCAAGTCCGCCGGTGCCGGTCTGGTCGATGACGCCAAGACCGCGGACAGCGACAAGGCCGTCGTCAAGGCGCTGAAGGAAGCGGCGAAGGCCGCGGTCGACGCGGCCAAGACGGCCGAGGCCTGATCGACCACCGGGCGACATCCGGCGGCTTGGCCCACCGCCGCTTCACAGGAGCAAGCGCATGCGCGCCTACAAGGTGACCGCGGTCGAGCACGACGGCGGCGAAGAGTTCACGCTCGGCACCCGCTACGCCGGGACCAACGCTGAGGCCCGGGCCACGCGTGACCAGTTGGTCGAGCAGTTCGGCCTCAAGAAGAAGGACGTCACGATCGAGGAAGCCGAAATCCCCGTGGCGAAGGCCGACCTGCTCGCGTTCATCAACGAACTGCTGACCGAGCAGGACTACGTGGAAGACGCCGAGGCCGGCGATCAATGACCAACCCGCCCGCTTCGGCGGGCCATGCCAAGGAACTTGCCATGCGAGGCAAAGCCAAACCCACCCTCCGACCTTCGGTCATCGTCTTCGGCCCGCCTGGCTGCGGCAAGACCCGCTACGCCGAGCAGCTAGCCGCCTACTTCGGGGCGCTGACGGTGGTGGACCCTGCCACGTGGCCGGTTGACCGCAAGGCCTGGGCTGCGTTCAAGGCCAACACCGGACGACTGTGGTTGATCACCGACGAGCGGGTGCCGTCGATCGGGGTCTTCCCTGAGGCGGCGCGCCGCGTCTTTACGTTCGATGAGGCCATGGCCCTGGCCCAGATCGAACGTCTGCAACCGCACGACCCGGTCAACCATCCGACGCACTACACCCGTGGCAAGGTCGAGTGCATCGACGCGATCGAGGCGGCCATGTCACCCGCCGAGTTCCGCGGCTTCCTCAAGGGCCAGGTCATCAAGTACACGTGGCGCCTCGGCCTCAAAGGCGACGCAACCGAGGACGCAGCCAAGGCGGCGTGGTACCAGAACCGACTGCTCGAGGTGCTTCGTGGACAGGGCTAAGGCGGTGTTCAACCTGCTGCTGTTCCTGGCCACGATCTTCGCGTTCTCGCTGGTCGGCGTCTACTTGGCCGGTGTGTGGTACGGGCTGGCCCGCCAACTCTTCTACATCGGCGCGCACTGGGTCACTGTCCATGACACCGTTCGAGCAGCTTGGCCTTTCGTCTGACGCCACGGCCCACGAGGTGAAGGAGGCCTGGCGCCGCCTCGCCTCGATCCACCACCCGGATAAGGGCGGCGACGCGACTGAGTTCAATCGGCTGCGCACCGCCTACCATCAGGCCCTGGTCGAAGCCGAGACACCAAAACCCTGCCTGGTCTGCCGTGGGTCCGGTCGCACGATCGTCCAAAGCGGCTGGGCACACCTCAACATGCCGTGCGACGCTTGCCACGGCACGGGAGAGCTCACGTGAACGAGTTGAAGAACGACATCGAGGCGACGGCGGTCGCTCGGTTGACTGAGCGGCGCTTTGCCGTTGTCTCGCGCCGCGACCCGCGAACCCCATACGTCAAAGCCGTTGAAAAGCTGTGGCCGACGCCGGTGGTCACGGCCTGCGCCGAAGCGACCGGCTCGCGGCCGCCGCCCTTGCTGGCGACCTTCGTCGAGCTGGGTGGCCGCAACCCCGAGCTGGTGCGCAAGGAGCTGCCGCTGTGATCGACTTCAAGCCCATGCTCGCCGCCACGGTCAAAGATCCGGCGGCTCTCACCTTCCCGCTGCTGGCCAGCCCCAAACTCGATGGGGTGCGGGCCCTCGTGCGTGGTGGCGTGGTCCTCAGCCGCAACCTGAAGCCGATCCCGAACCAACACGTCCAGCGGACCCTAGGCCACCTGGAGGGACTGGACGGGGAGCTGATCCTGGGTCCACCGCAAGCCAAGGACGTCTTCAACCAGACGGTTGGTGTGGTGAAGCGGGTCGACGGAGCGCCTGAGGTGACCTTCTGGGTCTTTGATCGGGTGCCGACCGCGGGCGAGCCTGACTGGCGCTTCACGCAGCGGTTCGAGCAGGCCCAGGCGGCCCTCGAGAAGAAACGCGTGGCTCCAGCGGTGGCCACCTGGGTGCCTCACTACCTGGTGACCAGTCCGCTCGAGTTGCAGCAGTTCGAGGAAGGGTGGGTGCAGTTCGGGTATGAGGGCATGATGCTGCGCGACCCGGCAGGCCGCTACAAGCATGGCCGGTCGACGCTGAAGGAACAGGGGTTGCTCAAGCTGAAGCGGTTCGAGGATGCCGAGGCGGTGGTCATCGGGTTCGAAGAGCTGATGCACAACGCCAACGAGGCCACCACCAATGAACTGGGCGCCAAGGCGCGCAGCAGCAAGAAGACCGGCTTGGTGGGGCGTGATACTCTCGGGGCTTTGGTGGTCAAGGGCCTGAACGGCCGCTTCAAGGGCGTGGTCTTCAAGCTGGGCACGGGCTTCGATGCGCTGACCCGCCAAGCCATCTGGCGCAACCAACCCGTCTGGCTTGGTCAGGTGGTCAAGTACAAGTTCTTCGACATCGGCGCCAAAGACGCGCCCCGCTTTCCGGTCTACTTGGGGCCCCGCCCCGATGGTCTGTGACAATGTAAAGTTGGCGGTACGCTGAAAATAGTTGTTTGCAGCGCCTCTTGTTCATTGCACAATAGCATCACGGTCAAACATCGACCGAGCTGCTGCAAGGAACAGATCATGAGCAAGACCACCGCCTCCGCCGTCCGCTTCGTCAAGACCCGCGACAGCGCCACCTCCATTCTCCGCAAGCTGGGCGTCAAGCCCCGCGACTACAACTTCTTCATCGAGAAGCTCGCTGACGGCACGTTGGGTGTCCAGGTCGCCAAGGCCGAGATGCACCTCAAGAAGCTGGCCGGCGCGGCGGCCGAGGCCGGTGTGGTTCGCCCGCCCAAGACCGAGGTCGAAACCAAGACCAAGCGTGGCGGCAAGAGCGACCCGTCCACCT